CCATCTTAACGAAATACGAAGACAACAGAAAAGATTTCATTTATGGACTATCAGAAGAAGACTTTGATCTTGTTGCTGATCAAAAGTGGGATCAATGGTCAACAAATGTTCAAAACTGGATTTCAAAAGCGTGTTTGGATGGAAAGAATGAAGCACAAAACAAATAAACTTGAAGAAACAATTATTTTCAGATGTCAGAAGCCCTTGTTTGAAGCCTTGAAGAGAATGGCCAAAGAACAGGGGATCAGTATCTCACAACTGATCCGATCCCTTTTGGAAGAAAATACAACTGAATGAAGAAAACTTGGATCGTTTATTCCAAAACAATGTATACTGTATACAGGTCGCCGGCCGGGTGATCTATTTCAATCAATAAAAACAAGGTGTACAAAATGAACTGGAAACTAAATCAACCAACTAGACTCAGAAACGGATCAACCGTTCTTCTTTCCATTGAAATCCAGATTGACGGTGATTATAAATACTTTCCATGGACTGTTGAAGGGTTTGAAGCCGCTTCAATATTGTGGATGGACAACACTTCAAAGATTCGATCAAATGATTTTGAAAACTATTCAATCAAGATTGTTTCTGACAGTCTGATCGATGCAGTCGAATACATTTCAAAGCGTGAACTTGGACAAAAAGATTGGTTCTTTTATCTTGCTTTGATGACTGGTCAACTTCAAGAAAAGGTGTCCAAATGAATGTATTTTTCTACAAAGGCCACAAGATAACAAGAACGGTATTCAAACTACCCGTGATCCGTCAATGCTTTGAAAACTATTACAGAACGGCCGCTCCGTTGTACGTAGTCAGAGGGCCAGTCTACAACATTCACAACTTGCTTCTTGGCTGTACTAGCCTTGATCAATGTAAAGAAGAGATCAACACAGCTCTTCAAGGGGAGATGGTATGAACAGAAGACAAGTAACAGAATGGCTTTTTCATTCAGCAACACTTGAAGATCTCCAAACCCGTCTTGAATATGCTTTTGACAATGTTGATAAGTACCTTCCTTATCTTGTACCAGTCTTTGGTGGATCTGTACCAAATGAAGATGGAGTATCAGAACATTTCATTTTAAGTAAAGAAGGTCGGTTGGATTCACAAGGAAACAACTACATGTTTGGATACTCTGGAAACTGTCAGTTTGGTGTCATGTCATGGGATGAAGATCGGCTTCTGGTCTTTGATGAAGTCGAACACAACTTTCATATTGTGATCCGTTCACAGTTTGTTTGGTTTGGTGGTTCAAACAACAACTTTCAACAGGAGCTGAACCAATGATCACACTTAAACTTCATAATGGAGATACTATTTATCTAAATGCCAACCATGTTGTTCACGTTCAAAAAGACGGCGATACAACTTTTATCAAACTTTCAACCGGTGGAATACATGTCAAAGACGAACTTCACCAAGTATTGATTAAACTTGAAATAAAACTTCAACCAAGGGATTCAAAATGAAAACGAACTTTACTAGAAAACAGGCCAAAGAACTTGGTGAAATGATTGGAATACTATCTATTGGAATCGGTTTGACATTGCTTTGGATGCCATTTCTTCACATGATCGTTTGGATCTATGAGTGGTGTGTATGAAAGTTCAAATCACAAAAGATCAACTGAATCCAAATCCACTTGACAATCTACCCATCCAAGAACCAAGAACTTTTTCAGACTTTTGGCCGGATCAAGGAGCGATCACGATCCGCAACTTGACATATCATCCAACTTGTATTTTTGCTGAACTGACTATTGACGGCGTGAATTATGAAGTTGGGTTTTGGTGGGGTTATGACAAGGACGGCAAAAAAGAGTTTTACGCTAGAAATTGCACGTCAGATCAACCAATCTACAAAAAGACAAACCAAGAAGCCCTTGATCGTTTTGCTGACTTTTTAACCAATCAAGACTGGAAGGAAGAATGAAAGTGATCCCGTGGGTATTCGATCCAGAACTGGCCGCCCTTGGTGTTGACTGGTATTTGATGAACGACAACAAGAAGGCCTTGAACGTTGAAGAAACGTTGAAGGTGCTTCTGAAAGGTTCAAACCAATGGCCGGTGATCTTCCAAATGATCAGTGAAGAAGGTGTTGTGGAGTTTCTGAAACCACAAGACCTTCTTTCAAAGTTTCCTGTTTGGTGCTTTGTGCTGAATGGAGAGATCACCAAGTTCTTTGACAACTTTGAAGCCGTGGTTTCAAATCTGAATGACATTCAAGATCATCCTTTCACCGTTGGATGGTCAACAGATGCTTTGGCCGTTGTACCAGCTTCAAAGAGTTTCTTGGACAAAGTGAAAACAATGAAACCCGGTAACATAGAGATCCAGATCGTTGAATGGTTTGGAATCAAAACAATACAATAGGAGTATTTGAAATGAGAAATGTAAACAGTTTACCAAACGGCCGCCTTGTTGTGGCCTGTTTGAATTGTGGATTCAAGATGGACTTGGCCAAATATGGATGGACAAAAACAGTCTGTGGAAGTTGTCGAACCATCATCCAGAACCCGATCAATGAAAAGGTTGAAGAGGAAACCAAGAAAACAAACTTGATGCTTTCACTTGTTGATCGTCAGTTCATTGGCACGATTTCAACACTTCAAAGTGTAACCAAGTCAAAAGCACTTTCACAGATACTTGAATATAGCCGTCAAGAATACCGGGCGGCCGGTGGTGTGTTGCTGGGACTAGAAGAAGAAGATTCTTTGGAGAGTACCAAGAAGGCCGTCAAAGGTGTATTCAAGAAGAAGGCCAAGAAATGAAAGATTTTGATTGGATCGACGTTGCAGACTTGAAGCCTTGGTTGAAGAATCCCCGGTGGAATGATCAAGCCGTTCAACCGGTGGCCGCTTCCATTGAAGAGTTTGGTTTTGGAGCGCCGATCGTGGTTCAATCTGGTTCAAATATGATCATTGCAGGCCATACCCGTTTGAAGGCGGCGATCAGACTTGGTTGGAAAAAAGTACCGTGTCGAATACTTGAGATCACCGATCGAAATGCTGAACGTTTGGCCATAGCCGATAACAAAACGAATGAAATAGCCGATTGGAACGAAGAACACCTTCAAGAAATCATGGCCGCCTTTGAACCAGAAGAACTTGAAAACCTTGGTTTCAATGATGAAGAGTTGAATGATCTTCTTGGTGATGGTCAAAACGATGAAGACAACATTGATCAACCAGCTCCAGAACCGGCCAAGGCTTTCACAAACCAAACTTTCACGTTGTTGAAAGGTAATTGTTTGGAGAGATTGAAAGATCTTGAAGATGCTTCCATTGATTCTGTTGTTTGTGATCCACCCTATGAAATTGATTTTATGGGTAAAGGATGGGATCGATCTGGCATCGCTTACAGTGTTGAACTATGGTCTGAATGTTTGAGAGTGTTGAAGCCCGGCGGCCATTTGATCGCCTTTTGTGCAACAAGAACCGTTCATAGAATGACAGTTGGCATTGAAGACGCTGGTTTTCAAATACGTGATCAGTTGGTTTGGTGTTATGAATCCGGGTTTCCAAAGTCATTGAATGTTTCAAAGGCGATTGACAAAAATCTTGGAGTTGAAAGTCAGATCATTGAAGAAAAACCAACACAAGGTATTGGAGGAAATGGTGTCTTCAATGGTCACAGTGAAAACGCAACTTGGAAGATCACCAAAGCAACCAGTGAAGAAGCCAAACGGTTTGAAGGATGGGGTACAGCATTGAAGCCAGCCTTTGAACCAGCTGTATTGGCAAGAAAGCCCGTTGAAGGTACGATCGCCAACAACTTCCTTCTTCATGGTGTTGGAGGGTTGAACATTCAAAAGACCCGGTTTCCATATGGTGATCCGATCTGGTTTGGTAGTGGTGAAGAAGTCAAGAATGGAAAATACATGAAAAATATCGGTATTATGCACGATGATAATTGGGAATCAGATCAAAATCAAAATTGGAACGCTTCAAAAGTTGGAAGATGGCCAGCCAACATTGTAAGATTCAAGAAAGCACAACGATCGGAGCGTGAAGAAGGTCTTGATCACTTGGAAGCCAAGAAAGGGTTTGAAGCCGTACACCGTAAAGAAGGATCAGCCGGGGTACAGAATCCACGGGCCGGAGCTGGTCGAACTTCTGAAAACGTGAAGAACTTTCATCCAACTGTGAAGCCGCTTGAACTCATGCGTTGGCTAGTCCGTTTGGTGACACCAGAAGAAGGTGTTGTTCTTGATCCTTTTCTTGGAAGCGGTACAACGGCGGCGGCGGCTATGCTTGAAGGGTTCAGTTGTGTTGGTTGTGAAATGACCAGTGACTATTGGCCGATCATTGAAGGCCGTGTTGAAAATGCTAAAAGACAATATTTAGAGAGGTTTGAAGATGGGACGTAAAACAAAGATCAATGAAAGCGTTGTTTCTAAGATATGCACGGCGATCAAGTTGGGTTGTACTGTACAACTGGCCGCCGGGTATGCTGGCCTTCATGTTAGAACCATATACTTTTGGCTTCAACGTGGACAGGATGACAAGACCGGGCAATTCAAAGATTTTTACACACGCTATAAAGAAGCGGAAGCAATCGGAGCGGTGAACAACTTGGCCTGTATCAACAGCGCCGCCAAAGGTGGAGATTGGAGAGCCGCCGCTTGGATACTCCAAACAAGACACGGTTTCTCACAAAATGCACAACAGATCGATCCACTTCAAGAACAAGTGGAAGCACAACAGATCAACGTGAAAGAACTTCTGGAAGCCGTCAAGGAAAACCAAAAGGAGTTGGAAGCAATCAAAGAACCCGGTTCAAAAGAATGAATGACTTTTGTTCAGTTTGTGAATGTGATCCATGTGATTGTGATGATCAATACATTCATGATATACTTTCCATGTTGTGGACTTGGCAACGTTCAAGATTTTATGACGTGTTCTTTGGTGTTGGAGTCGGGGACAGCTCCAACACCGTTTTCTTCTTTGTGATTGCATGAACAAACGTCAACTTCTAAGGATGTACGAACAACAACAACTTCTGTTGACCATCCAAAGAAATCACCCTTTGGCCTTGGCCCGTCTATGGTCACCCCGTTGTGAAAGATGGAGTGGAAAGAAAGACGACGATCGGCCAGTTGGTTGTGGTGAACCAATGGAACACCTACACACAACACGCTTCAAGTGTTCTTCATGCAACATTGAAGAGAATAGAACCAGTCAGAAACACGCGTTGATCGGAATGGGTACAGAAGCACATTTGATCGGCGGTGGAAATCGCGCCGGGAAAACTGATCTTGGTGCACAATTGGCCGTGGCCGTTGCTTTGGGTTCAAACGATTGGAGTGTTCAACAGTGGTTGGAACTGAACGACCTTCCAGAAGACCTTGTACAAGAAGACCCGTCCACAGTTTGGTGTGTTGCTTTGTCTTATGGAGATTCGATCGAATATGTACGGCCAAAACTTGATAAATATATGCCAAGATCAACGAAGAAGAGCAAATGGAACGCACAAGACCGGGCCACAGCATCTTTTGAAAACGGTGGAAAGATCGTCTGTTTGTCCTATGAAGCCGGCCGGAAAAAGTTTCAAGGTCAAGGGGTGAAGTTGGTTTGGATCGATGAAGAAGGAAAAGACGATCAAGTTTTCATGGAATGTTTGATGCGAACGATCGATCTTGGTGGCCGTGTCATTGTCACAGCTACACCCGTTGACGGTTTGAACTGGTTGTTTGATCAGTTTGTTGAAGAAATCCGTGAAGGTTATTCAAGAATCCAGATCTCCGGACTTGATAACCCTTGGATCGATAGTGTAAAACTGAAAAGAACGGTTCAACATATGACCGAAAGCATGCAAAGAACCCGGTTGTTTGGTGATTTTGTCAGTCAAGAAGGTTTGGTTTATGATGAGTTTGATCCAAGATACCATGTTGTGAAGCCGTTTGACATTCCAAAAGATGGTGAAATATACCGGGCTATTGATTTTGGTGTCAGAAATCCTTGGTGTACTTTGTGGATCTATCGTGATCGGTCTGGTTTGTTTGGTGCTGATGATTCACTTTATGTTTATAGAGAGTACTACAAGACGAATAGAACCACGCTTGAAAACGGCCGTGAAACAATAAGGCTTTCACAGAATGATCCAAGATGCCTTTTCACAGTTGCAGACAGCGCCGGGAAAGATGCACGGTTGATCTTGGCCCGTGAACTTGGAGTATCAACAAAGCCTTCACCAAAAGAACTTGGAATGGTAACAATGATCGGTTTGGTGAAAGAACGGTTGATGATTCATGCAGATGGAAAGCCAAGATTGTTTGTATTCAACAATTGCCCGGCTTTGATACAGGAGTTGAGAAAATACCGTTGGAGTAAAACAAAAGGCAAGGATCAACCGATGAAACAGGATGACCACGCGCTTGATGCTTTAAGATATGCAATTGGCTTTTTATCACGATATGATAGACTGAACCACAAACGGAGTTGACACAATGAAATGGTATCAAAGACTTTTCACACAGATCGGTTTTGCTTCTGAAACAAAACAGCTTGGCAAGGTAGACACCAAACCGACTGAGATCCAACACGGCGCTTCATACATTTCAAACGGTGGCCGATCGGCATATAGTCAACTTGGTTCACTTGGTGCATATGTTCAACACCCATATGTATATGCGGCCTTGTCTAGGATTTCTCAAGACTTGGCTTCAACTCCTTTGGTACTCATTCAAGGAAAAGGGAAGAACTCCAAGATCATTGAAGATCACCCGGTGTTGGAGTTGTTGGAAGAACCTTCAACAGGTGTTGACCAGTTTTCATTTCTTGAACAGTTGATCATTGATCTGGTAGCCGCCGGAAACGCTTACATTTTGATTCTTGGAGAAACAGAAACACCGGTTTCAATTGTTCGACTTCATCCAGAACAGGTTGGCATTGTAACAAATGAAAACGGGATCATTGGATACCGATTCGATGCAGATGGCCAAAGCATCTTGTATACAACTGAAAGAGTGATCCATATTAAAAACGCCGGGTGGGCAACTGGTATTCAAGGTCTTTACGGTGTTGGAGCTGTACAACCTACACAACAAGAAATCAAAGCCGATCTGAATGTTTCCGGTTTGGTTGAAGTTGCTTCCAAGAAGGGCCGTCCAGATGTGATTCTTTCACCAAAGAATGAACTTGACGTTTGGCAAGAAGAAACCCGGCGAGATGTTCTTGATCGTTACAATGGAATGATTGAAGACGGCGGCGCGATCGTTTTGTCTGGTCAAGTTCAAGTGGACGTGGCCAACACTTCACCAAGAGATGTTGAGTTTGCAAAGGTCAAGGAGTTTTCAAAGTTGGCAATCACGGCCGCTTTTGGAACACCGCTTTCAATACTTGGAGAGGGATCAGCCAACTTCGCAACGGCCCGACAGGAAGCGATCATTCACTGGTCGAACGTTGAAAAGAGAGGGAAAAAGATCGGGTGGGCTTTGACCAAGATCGCCCGGCGCTTTGATTCAACTCTTCGGTTTGAGTTTGATTATAGTGGCGTTGAAGCACTTAACGCAATGAGATCAGAACAGATTGAAAGAGTAACGGCCCATATCATGAACGGAATGGAAGCCGGGGCGGCCTATGCTTTTGAAGGACTTGGTGAAGCGCCAATTGGATCGAATGAACAAAGAACAGAACCAGTTGAAACCCCGGCCTTGGAAGAAGAAGAACAAGTGGCCAGTCTTGCCAACTGGATTGAACGATCATACTATGACGATGATGATTCAACAGAAGAAGTTGAAATGAATGTTGAAAAGGCTGAAGATCCTTTGGCCAAATATGGAAGCCTTCAAGAAGCGTTTGATGCACTCCCAAAAGCAACACAAACAGCATTGACAAACAAAGCCGATGATCACAATGAAGAACACACCGCCAAATCAAAACGAACTTCAAAGTTGAAGCTGGCCGCCGTCTATTGGAGAGGGATCGGAGCGTACAACACAAACCCCGGTTCAGTTCGACCAAGTGTTAACAGTGCTGAACAGTGGGCAATGGGTAGAGTGAACAGTTTTCTCTATGCTTTGAGAAATGGCCGGTTCAGAAGTGGAAAGCATGATCAAGACTTGCTTCCAAAAGATCACCCAATGGCCAGCGATGAAGAAAAGAGTTTTGATCAAATCATTGAAGAAATACTTGGTGGAATGTATACCAAGAAGGGATCAGTTGGAGATGTTGATCCAACAAACTTTCCAGTTGATGGAGAAAACAAACCAGTTGACCTTGAAAGAAGCCAATGGAAAACGTTTGATCCAAAGTATGCTGAAGATCTCAAGTTGAACCATCCAAGGATCTGGAAAGCCGGAGGAAACATTGAAGGTAACAACCAATACCGGCGACTGTATCCAATAGCAACCAGACAAAACCAAGAAGCCAAGACAGAAACAGAAGAAATGGCCATTCGAAAACGTGAAGCGTGGAACGCTAGACACTTTGAAGACGGTTCACAACATGAAGATCCGGAGTTGTCACCAAACCTTTCAAACGTTGCCGGGATAGTTGCTCAAATCAAATGGTTGGCCGTGGGTTCACTTGGTGAACGTAAAATGAAAGCCGTGTTGAATGAACTGAAAGCCAAACTGGAAGAACAGAAGAGCATGAAAAGAAAGGCGCGTTGGAATCATTATATCAAAGCCAAGTCAGATCCAGCCGAACGAATGATCCAAAAGGCAACCCGTCAATACTTGTTGGATGCTTCCAGAAGATACAAGAAAAGAATCCGTAAAAACGTGGTGAAAGGTACAAAGGGGATCGTTGATCTTGGTGAACTTCAAGCAATGGAAGAGGAATCAAGACAGATCTTCAACACTATTGGCGGCGCTTTTCAACGTGTTTGGAGATTGAATGGTGATTCAACCCTTGATCAAGTCTTCCAAATAGCCGGGATTCCAAAACCCCTTGACTTGAACTTTGGAAGCCAAGAACTTTTGTTGGAACTTTCAGAAGAACTTTCCAAACAGATCAGCAGAACAACAGCCAACGCAGTGACACGATCGATCCAGAACAGTTTGATCAATGGTGAGAGTATCACACAGATCGCCGACAACATAGATCAGATCGCCGCCTTTGGTGTTGGTCGTTCGATGACTATAGCAAGAACAGAATCAACAAAGGCCTTGAACCGATCAGCCGTTGAAGCATACCGTCAAGCAAGCCAAGAAACAGGTTTGACGATTGAAAAAGAATGGTTGGCAGTACAAGACGGAAACACCAGACCAACCCACGGTGATCTGGATGGTGTCAAAGTTGGTATTGATGAACTCTTTGAAATAGATGGTTATACAGCTCTTTCACCAGGTGACTTTGGAGAAGCAGAAGAAGACTGTAATTGTCGTTGTACTGTGATCCCGGTTGTGAAATGAAAGAAAAAATATTGGAGAAAAGAAGCATGTTGACAAGTTTACTTTTGGCCGGCCTTGGTGGTTTGGTAGTTGGTGGAAGCGCCGTCTTGATACTGACCAAGAACAAAGAAGAACCAGTGGAAGAAACAACAGTTGTTGTTGTTGGTGATGAAACAAGCGAAGCACAACAAGAAGTGATCAAACAAGTGACTTCACCCGATCTTGTTTCTGTCAGTTGTTCAAAAGAGCATATTGATCAACACGGTGATCTTCTTTGTCGTGAAATGTTTTGTCGTCTTCAACAGCGCGGGATTGATGCCAAAACTTCTTCTTCTGAGTGTGAAGAGATCAGCAATATCGCAAACACAAAGATCATTCTTGAAGCATGTGTGAAAGAAGTTGAAGTGGATGGTGAAGATCGGAAAGTTTCAGTTTTCAATGAAGAGTGTACAAGACTATTCAGTCAAAGAAAATAATCAAGGAATAAACACTTTTTGACAGTTATCATTTTTTGGTGTACAGTCATTGATATAAAGGGGATCAAAATGCTTCAAAAGTTTGTCAGTATAGAAACCAAGAATGAAGGAAGAGCGTCTTTTATCGCTTCAACAAGTACTTCTGATCGTTATGGTGATGTGATAGATCAAAGGTCTTGGAACTTGGACGGGTACAAAAAGAACCCGGTGATCTTATTGAACCACCGTCAAGATATGCTTCCAATTGGCAAGGCTTCCAATGTTTCTGTTGTGAATGGCCAGCTTGAGATCGATGTTGATTTTGATATGAACGATGAACTTGGAGCATCCGTTGCCAGAAAAGTACAAGAAGGATTTTTGACGGCGGTATCAGTTGGATTCCAACCAACAAAAGCGGCCATGAGATCAGAACTTCCAAAAGATCACAAAGCCTTTGGCAAGTCTGGAATGTATTATGAAGACGCTGAACTCCTTGAAGTATCAGTTGTAACCATCCCAGCAAACAGTGAAGCAATAGCAAAAGGTCACAAAGGAATGATTCCAAATCTTGAACGCTTGATCCGTCAAATCGTGAAGGCTGAACTGTTGTCAAGGCCGGCCGTTGAACTTGAAAACGTCAAACATATTCTTCAAGTTGAAGAAGAAGCTGATCGTTATATCGTTCATTTTGCAAAGCCAGAAATGATGGAAGAAGAAGAAGAGGTTTCAGAAGACCTTGAAGAAGTCATGGAAGGAATGAAAGACGATGAAGAAGAAAAACGTAAAGACGATGAAGACGATCTTGAAGAAATGAAACACTTGATAAAATACTTACTATCTTAACCCATAAACGGAGATCCAAATTATGGAATATACAAACGCAAAACAGGCGCGTGAAGCGTTGAACAAACTGATCGTTCAACAACAAAACGCAACTGAAAAAATGAACCAGTTTGAAACTAAAGTTGACGATCTAAAGAAGATCCAGAAGGCTTTGGTTGAAACTCAAAACCAACCAACTCAACCCGTTGGCGATGATTCGATCCTTTCACGTTACCGTGATGAAAACGGATCTGTTGTATTGAAAAACACAACAGTGAAGAAGCATATTGATGGCCGTGGATCTGTACCAGTACAACAAGAAGGTTTGTTGGATGCAACGATCCCCGCCAACGATTGGCATCAAGAACTATTGAAGCAAACACAAAAGCGAACTTTGGCCCGTTTGGTGATGCGTGATCCGTATACTCCAAACGCAGACGCTAAACTTTACAAGCATTTGATGAAAGCACCAAAAGTAATTCTTCCATCGATCCAACGTGCTTTCAATGATCAAGCCGGTACAGGTGCGGAGTTCATCCCGGATCAGTTTTCAACAGACTTGTTTGAAAGTTTCCAACAACGCGCCGGCCTTCGTGGTCTTCTTCAATCTCAAGAAGTAGAACGTCAAACTTTGTTGTTGCCCCGCATGGATAGAGGTTCACGGCCATACATAAAAGGTCAGATCACTTCAAACGATCCAGCACTTTACCGGGCTTCTGACATTGCAACCAGTCAAAAGCAAATCTCAATTGCTGGTTTGGCTTCAAGAATCATTGTTGACGACGCCGCTTCAGAAGACGCCGCTTTTGCTATGACTTCACTTCTTCAAAATGTTCTTTCACAAGACATTGAAGACGCGTTTGAAGATTGCATGATCAACGGTGACACCACCGGAGCACAAGACGATCTTGCAAACTGGAACGTTAGATCCCGATGGGGAAATAATGGCCTTGGTACAGCATCCGATCACCGTAGAATGTTCAACGGTATGAGAAAGATCGCTTTTGATCGTTCTTCTACTCATGACATAGCCGCCGCCGGTGCTTCTACTTTGGAATATGCCGATCTGATCGCTATGTTGGGCAAAATGGGAGAGTTTGGAGTTTCTGACAAGGTGATCGTTGTATCTCCAGAAGTTATGGTTTCCGGTATCATGAACATGACAGAAACAAAAACTTTAGATGTGTTTGGCCCTAGCGCCGCAGTTCTCAAAGGCCAGATCGCGTCCGTCATGGGTATGCCCGTGATCATGTCCCGTTTCATGGGATCGGACTTGAACGCCGCTGGTAAGTTTGACAACGTCACCAAAACAAAGAGTGGTGTGTTGATCTTCGCCCGTGAATCTTATTATCAATACTTAAGACGTGGAATCTTGGTGGAAACACAGAAAGACATTCGCGCCGGTGCTATTGAAATCGTGGCAACCCTTCGATCTGTTATGGATACACCAGATACAGCCGACAAGAAAAACGTGGTCTTTGGCTTCAACGCTGGATACTAAAAGGAGATATGAAAAATGAATACATTTAGAATACATTGCGCGGCTTTGAAGTCTTCTTCATTGAATACAGATGCAATTTTGAAATACATTCCATGCGATCGAAATGCAACATTGACAGAGGTTGTCATTGTTTCACGTGGTGGAATTACCGCCGCCGGTGTCAACTTTTCAAAGTTTCAAGTCAAGAACGGATCAGATGTTTTATTTGAACGCTCTTTTGAAACTGATAGTTTGGCCGCCGGTACAAATGAAGCGTTGTCACCTTTGAAAGATTCAAATGTTAATTCAACAACAGAGTTGGCGATCAATTATGATGCAACCGGTAACGGTTTGGCTATTGATCTTGATGTCTTGTTGGTGTTTGAGTTGGCACGAGGTTAAGTTTTATGAGTTTGGTATCAGTTGCAACATTGAAAGAATACTTGACAGAGATCGGACAAAATACCGGATCTGATACCGAACTTCAAAACCTTTTGGATCGTGTTGAAGCTGTTGTGGCTGAATACCTTGGTTTTCCAAAACCATCGTCTTCAACTTCAACAGCACAACTTGAAGATACAACATATACTTTGTATTTTGACGGCCCAAATAGCAGTGATCAAACGGTTCTTCAACTGAACGTGAAACCAATAAACAGTTTGACAAGTGTTCATTCTGATCTGATGAGAGTATACGGATCAGATACAGCACTTGATACAACCAACATTGACGTTGACAGCGTGAATGGCCGTTTGATTATTCGACCCGGTAAATCTGATTTTTTCTATAAAGGTTTAAGAGCCAACAAAGTTGTTTTGAACGCTGGGTATCAAACAGCTCCACCGGCCCTTGAACATGCTGTTTGTGTTTTGTGTTCACACTTGCAAAGAGCAAAGCAAAGTCAAGGAAAAGAAACAATGGCCTTGGCCGGTATTTCTGTCAACTTGTCTTCAAGGGTGATCCCAGAAGAAGCCAAACAGGTACTTTGGCAATTTAGAAATCCACGTTCGATTCTTTGAAGGTGGTGTTGTATGCTTTTAGAAGAGTTTGAAAAATTATTTGAAGGCCGGGCCAATACGTTCAAGAAAGATGTGATCAAAGAGTTGACACGTTTTCGGTTCAAGTTGGAAGCCAAGGCCAAACAAAACGCAACTGAAGATTTTTATCAACCAACAACAAGATCTGGATCTACCCGTGACTATCCTTTGACGGGTCGACTTCGATCTTCAATCGTTGCCGGGTTTGATACAACACAAGATGGTTTCAACATTGTTCTTCAAGCCGGGGGTTTATCTCGTGGTGCTGTTGTTGATTATGCTGATGATCTGGAGTTTGGAACGGATACAATCAAACCGTTCTTTTTTCTTGGTCGTACCATTCAACAAACCAAAGACGACCTTCCAGAAGTTCTTGGTGATATGTTGGAATTGACATTATCACCAAAAGGATCTTGAAATGCCTACTCCAATTATTCAAGAAGTTTGGGAAGCCCTAGAAACTAAAAGCGCTCATGACTTCACAAACGGGTATAGTGGTCTGAATATGACTTTGGCCATATACAAAGGCCGGTTTGTTGAAGCCCCGGCGATCCCATCGGTTTATATTGGATTCATATCCAGTACACAACAGAATGGAACGACCTTGACCAGATACCAAGGCGATCTGGTTTTCCAACTGTATTGTTTTACAAGTGGTTCAAACAACTATGACAGAACAAAGAAGGCCGTTCAACTTGGTGCAGATATACACAACCGAATACTTGAAGATCGAACTTTGGGATTGACGGCCGGTCGTATAGACAATATTGTAATTCAATCAACAGCCGTTGATGGTGATCGTTATGGTTTCAATCAACTTGGTGTTTGTATACTCCAAGCAACGATTTCTTTTGTATCTGATAGAGGGGTTTGATCATGTCAGTTTGGTTTGATGACAATTACATATATAGACAACCGATCACAGTTGACTTTTCCGCGGTAACTGGATCACCAACTACCAAAGATGTACGTATTGAAATCCCTTCTGATTGGGATCTCTTTTGGGATACAGTCAGATCCGATTTCAAAGATGTTGTTGTAACAAATGAAGAAGGTGTTGTGGTAACCTTCCAAAGAACAGGCGCGAACTATTCAAACCGTGAACTGAAACTTGAAGTGGATAATTTGGCCGTCGCTGATGATAACATTGTTCAACAGCTCTTCTTGTTTTATGGTTATGCCAATGAATCAGTTGATCGATCGGGTACTTTCACCGCAACAACTCCACAATCTGGATATATTTATTTAGGCGCTCCGTTGTTGAAGATCGTTGAAGGTTATGGTCTAGTACCAACTTCAAACCAACCGCTTCAAACCTTTGTCAAACAAACGACTGAATCAATAGATATATTCTTTTCAATACAAGGTTTGTTGGCATCCAGGACAACAGAAGCCAATGGAAGACTTTTATTCGAAGAGATCTCTTTTGTGAAAGTAAAAAGTTTAGACAGCTCCGGATCAGACAACGTTGAAAGATACGCTTTGACAGAAACAAGATTTCTTCAAGGATATGTGAAGGTAAGAACTAAAGCCGGATCAAACAATACAAATTATTCTTTGGCGTTGATCGTCAATACAACACAATCACAAATATATGATATAAGATGTTTAATCAAAGTTAAAGATCTTTTACCTTCATAGGGAGAAAATACAATGTCAGCAGTTTTAACCGGTCACGGCGCTTTCATCAAACTTGGAAAAGAAACCACATGGGGAGCGGCCATATCCACAACGATTTCAAATCGAATCAATAGCGTTTCAATCCAGAAGACACAAGAAAGAAACCCAAAAGCGAACCTTTCCGTTCCATCAAGTGGTGTCCTTGGTGGTCTTTATGATGGATTTTTAACGGTTGAAGGATCTGTTGAAATGCCTGTAATGTATAGAGGCCTTGGTTTGTTGCTTGAAATGGCACTTGGTAACATTGGCACAACAGGATCTGATCCTTATACACATGTATTTGATCCAGATCTCACACTTGGATCAGCAACGTTGGAAGTTCAACGGGGTACAGGTATCAACAACCAAATGGAACGTTTCACCGGGGTCAAAGTTTCTTCTTTGTCAATCAGTTGTGAAGCCGGTGGTGAAATGGTCGCAACTTTGGAGTTCATTGGAAAGACCAGCTTGGCCAGAGGTGCAAACATTACTTCAAGTTTTGGAACGGGTACAAGTGTTTTACATTTTCATGCGGGTCAACTCAATTTCAATTCAGTCAACTATGATGTTCGATCTTTTACTTTCAACGTGACAAACAATCTTGAACGCCGTGATCTTCTTGGTTCAAAGGAAACAGCAGAACCGGCCGTTGGAGATGTAAGAACGATCACTTTGGAAGCAACACTTGACATTGAAAACGATACACTCCAAACGGCCTTCATAGCCGGGACACAATCAAACGTGACTTTGAACTTCACAAGTGGAGATTCACAGATCCAATTTGACTTGACCAACGCTTTGATCACTGAACATTCCGATCCTGTTACCGCCTTTGGACGTGTTGAACAAACTGTAACTTTTACCGGTTTGGCAAATGCTACAAATGTTGGTGGAAAGATCACTTTGATCAACGATGATTCAACAGGGATAGCCAACTAATGAAGTTTATTCAGAAGATACAAGAAGCAACCACCGCCAAGATTGAAGTCTTTGGTGGTTTGGTTGTTTTGGAGTGCAAGATCCTTTCACCTTTGGAAGCAGAAGCCGCCGGGCTTGCTTCTTCACTTGTTGCTTCAAGTGTTCTTGATCCAAACCAGTTGAAGAAGATAGCAAGAAGAAAACAAATCTTGGAACGTGCTGAATCAGAAGAAGCCGGTGAAGAGGATCTTGAACAACTCCTAAACATGATGCAAGGCTTTGATCCAAATAAGTTGATGAAGATCGAAGAGCACCAAAACAAGATCTTGAAACAGGTGGTGATCCGTGCAAGTGAAGACGGCGGTGAAACCTTTGAAGACTTGGTTCTTGTTGATTCTGTTGAAGATCAAGACGCTGAAAACAACCGACTTTGGATCGGTGCTATACCAAAAGACGACAGAAACAAGATCATGGCCGTTGTGATGAACCATCACAAGGAGGTGGTTGATCATCTCCAAACCTTTCAAGGATGAAGGATGGTTACACCTTTTAGACGCGGTTGGAAGATCCTATGGTATTCCACCCAGTGAACTGAGAAAGATGGACTGGAACGATCTTCTTTTCAATTACTATTGTATACAGACAAGAAAATACAGAATCCAGAACACGTTGAAGAAACAAAAATCAAAGAAGTCTATGGTGTTTCCAAACCTTTCACTGACTGACATGATCGATATATTGTGATAAGGTGAAAACATGGCCAATATTGTAAAATACATACTTGACGTAAACACAAGAAAAGCCGTCAAAGGTTTGGACGATGTAGGCGACGAAGCCAAAAAAACTGGTAAAGACTTGGACAAAGCCAAGAAATCTGGTTTGGCTTTTGCTTCACAACTGGGTGGAGCTGTTACCGGTTTGGCTTCTGGTATCGGTTTGGTGACCGGGGCTTTGTCAACGGTTGTTGGTGCTTTACAAGATGCAGCCGTTGGTGTATATGATTTCAATAAGTCGGTTGTTGATTCCATAAACGACTTGAACGATCTAAATGCTCAAAGTGCTTTGAGTGCTCAAAGCATCCAAGCGGTTCAAGTTGCCTTTGAAGGATCTGGTCAAAGTGCAGAACAGGCCGCCGGGTTCATTTCAAAGTTTCCAAGGTTGATGGCAGATCTTGAAGCTGGTTCAAGCCGTGCAAGTCAAGCCGCCGCCGATCTTGGAATCAAGATCAGAGATCAAGCCGGTGAAATGAAATCAAGTGATACGATTCTAAGAGAAACTATCAAATCACTTCAACAGATTGAAAACGATACTGAACGATCAACAACGGCCTTCTTGTTGTTTGGAAGAAGCGCCGGCCAGTTGCTTCAAGCCTTTGGGAAAACAAGCGATTTTGAAAACTTCTTGGCATTGTCAGAAGAGTTTGGAGTAAAGACCGGGCCAGAAGCATCCAACGCGGCGGCAAGATTTCAAGAACTTTTGGCCGCTTTGAATGTTGTGGCCGCCGGTACAAAACAGGCTTTCATTGAAGCGATCGGAGGTATTTCTTTTTTCAACGATCTTCTTCTTCGAACGGTGAAGTTGGTGGCAACAGTTCAAGTTGTAATTCAAGACAATCAAAAGGCGATCGGTGAGTTTTCAACGGCCCTTGGTGGTATTGGATCGGGTATCGTTGATCTATTCCAAACCATGATCTTGAGTGTTCAAGGCTTGATCGCTGAAAGCGTGGCTTTCATGGTCATGAAGTTGACCGTTCCATTGTTTATTTTGAATCAGATCGGTTTGATCAGTGATGAAACCTTTGAAAAGATTGATCAACTTGGTTTGGAAACTGGAAACGCGGCCCGTGCACTTGAAGAAGTTGTTGTTGGTGTCAATACTACAACTGAAAACAGTATATCCGCCGGTCAACGTGTTGAAGAGTTGGTTGAAGGCATCTTGGCCGGGATCAGTGGTGAAGGTAAAGGTCTTGAAGATGACTTGAAAGGCCTTGAAGATGCAATGAAGAACACCGGAAAAGCGGCCAAAGAGGCACAGATCTCTTTTGGTGGTGAAAATGAGTTTGAAGCGGATGAATTACAAAAGGCAATTGAAACAATCAACAAGGCCAGCGATTCTTTCAAACCCTTGGAAGCCGCCGCAAAGAAGGCAAGGAATCAAGTTCTTGATCTTGAAAGCGCGTTGGCAACATTTCAACAAGTTGGTTTGGATACAACAAACGTTGAAGAGCTGTTGAACGTAGCCCGGCAAAATGAAACCGACGCTTTGAACAACCTTGTTGGAGTAACAGAAGACGCCACTTTTGGATTTGAAAAGATCGGTGAAACAATCGCTTCTGTATTGGAAGGAATAGCAAAGGCGATCGATCGTATCTCTTCACCAGATTCACTTGTTGGAAACTTTGGCGATGGATTCAAGAAACTTGGAGCGTTGGCAAGTAAAGCCGGGGAAGAGATCGGAGGTTCAAAAGGTGCTTCTTTGAGTAAAGCCGGGGCGGCTTTGGGTACAACAGGAGCGATCGCCGGTGGTGTTGGTGCGGTTGTTGTTGCCTTGGAGAAACTTGGACAAAGTACACCAAAAGAACTTGAAGATAAGTTTGATTCATTCATTACAAACTTTGAAAAAGGGGCGCGAATACTTCCAACATTGATCGCTGAAATCTTGCCAACGTTCATTGGACGTTTGACAGTTGCAGTTGGTGAAGCCTTCTTGAATCTGATCTTTCAACTACCAAGGGCGATCGCTGATGGAGTAGTTGAAGGTGGTATTGTTTTTGCTGAAGAGTTGAAGAAGGCTTTGTTTGGATGGTTGGATCGGATCAAAGAGTTCTTTGATAATTTTGGTGAATACTTTTCCAATATCTTCACCCGTGAAGGAAGAAGAGAAAACAGAAAAAGCATCCTTGGCTTTGAATCCGGTGGTCGATTCATTCCACAACAAAATGGAATCTCTTTCACCGGTGGCCAAGATGGTTTGGCGATGCTTCACCGGGGTGAATATATAGTTCCAGAGAGTAACAGAAGAAGCCAAGCCGTTGATCGTACAATGCAAGGCATGAACGGCGGCGGTGTTCAAATCGTTGTCAATGCTGAAATTGTTGAACAATCGGCAATTGATGAACTTGTAAGAAAAATAGAACAACGCTTTCAAGGCTTTGGCGGTGGTCGTTCAACGTTGTTTGGTGGGGTGTAGTCATGGGAAATCCAAAGTTTTACTTCTTTCCAGAACCGGATGGATCACAGTTGGTTGAAATCGATCTTGGTGAAGGTTTGGCAGAGTTCTTTTTTGATTTTGAAGTTCAATCGTCAAGCGCCGTAGCCTTTGATGGTGCGATGTACAGATCAACGACAACACACAGACAGGTTTTGAACATTCAACGCGATCGGTTTACAGCCGGTGAAGACTTGGCGATCAAGTTTGCGGCGCTTCAAAACCATCTTGATCGGGGTTTCAGTTGTGCTTTTGCCGTGGATTCTGATCGCGCTTGGTGTCATCCAATACTGACTGAACCAGCCGGCGGTGATCAATCAGTTCTTCTTGGTGGTGATCCTTTTCGTGGTTTCAGTGGACTTCAAGCGCCTTTGGCCAATGACTATTGTTCAATAGTTTCACAGAATCCAGAACTTTTATTTGAACAAAACAAAGTTTCAAGTTCATTTTCAAGTGTTGGATGGTCACCAGCTAACGGTGGAACGTTGCCTTTGGAAAACAAGATCGCCTTTTCGTATTCAAGACCGGCTTTCATACATCAATATAGATTCTTTCCTTTGTTGAAGAGGGTTCAGGGTGACGTTGGTTCAAACTTGATCACAAATGAAGGTGGACGGTTGTTCAGTTTGTCGATCCGTTTGGTGGTTGATACCGCCGCTCTTTTCTCCTTTCACCCAAATGTGGATCAACAAGCTGGCCAAGCAAACAGTTGGATCGGTGATCCAGTTCAAGGTGGAGTGGCCGCCGGTCGTTTGACTTTGGATCGGCCGTCTTCAACTCCAAGACCAACTGGAATATACAACCCACACCAACAGATCACCAAACCTTGGTGGAGTTAAAAGAATGACTTGGTCAACAACATTCATATCTGAATTATATAAACCATCGATCACCCCGGTCTTCAAGTTGGAGTTTGTAGATCTTGCCAATGGTGTTGGTCGTGATTTTGTTGTATTCAGTCATGGCCAGAACAACTTGAAGATCGGCGCGGGTGGTGTTTCAGTCAATGGTGTTGGTGTAGTCCCTTCAAGATGGTCAGTCAGTTTTGGAGGTTTCACGGTTTCACTTGTTGGAGATTCAACACAACTTCTTCAAGCCGTAGCCCGTGGCAGTTATGCCAACCTATATTGTTCACTTGGTTCAAGTGGCTTTGAACGAATAGCCGCCGGCCAGTTGTACGGAATCAGAAGAAACGGAACAGAACCCCGTTTGACTTTGCAGTTTGTCGATCTTTTGACGGCCTTTCAAAACAGAACTTCAAGCGTTGTTGGAGCTGTACCAACTCCTTCAACAGCAAACCCACCAAGACAAGATCTATTTTATGAACTTGGAACGTTCAGAAGTGTAATTGGCAACTGGTCACCCGGTGACACAACATTGACCTTGACAAACACAACAGGGATCAGAAAAGAAACCGGTGAAAATGGTTTGGTGAAATGTTTTCCAACTTCTTCTTCAACTCCGTTCTTCTTGGAGTTCAGCGCTTCAACGTCTTCAACGGTTGACACTTCACCAAACAGTGGTCAAGAATCGTTCCCAAGTACAACAAGCGCCGCCCAACTTCATAACGGTCAAGGATCATACATTGTTCTTTGTGCTCAAGTTGACGATCACCCGGCTAGAATACTTGGAAAGATCATCGAATCAACAGGAACTGGAAACAATGGAAGCCTTGATACGTTGCCGGTTGAATGGTCGATCGGTGGTGTGTTTGGTGTTGGACTTTGGGATCAACTAGACGCAAACCTTCAAGAAACATATATAACCGGGTCAACGACTACCAATTACAAGTGGCGTTTTGTACTGGATGAACCCCTTTCAAACGGTATCCGGGATATATTGAATACCGCTTCAAATGTTGGTCAGTGGATGGTTTGGAGACAAGGCCAATTATCTTGGAGAGGATGCCAAGATCCAAACAAAGCCGGGTTTGTTGCTGGTCAACTTGGTGATCAAGATATATTTCAAGTTGTAAGTCACGATCTGTTTGATCCAGTTCAACAACAAATATATCCGATCAGTACGTTGGAATACTCTTCAACCGTACCCTTGAACAGTCTTGAAAGAAATAGTGTTGGTGTAACAAGTGGCCGTTTGGCATCTTTTCCGGCTTCAAGACAAGTCAAAAGAACGGCGATCGCGTTGTACAGTCCAGACACAAATGAAGGTGACTTGGCCCTTGGTGACTTGAACAGAATGGCCAATTGGGATCACTGGACTTTTGAACGTGTTGTTTTGCGTTGCAAGTTGATCACAAGTCAGTTTGTAGCCGGTGACATTTTGGAAATCTCTTCTGACAGAATACAGGGTTTGAATGGATCATATCAAAACCAACGCGTTATGGTTTTGGCTTCTTCATTTGATTTTTCTTCCAATTCAAGTACAATCACAGTTGGATCAATAACAGGAGATCGATAACATGATCTATCATGAAACAGAAGAACGGCCAGAAATCCTTGATCGTGTTGAAGCGCTTGGTTTTGTAACCTTTGACGGTGCTTTTGATCTCAACTTGATCGGTGTACGGAATCCAGAAGCCAAAGCCAACCAGTTTGACGATCTCTTTCATGTTGTTTGTAAGGATGAAAAGAACCTTTGGCAACATTTCATTTTTACTTGTACAACTGATCCGGGTTTGTACTGGTTGCAAAAGTCAACAAGGGTTGATGGTACGGCGATCATGGTTGATCCACAACAAGCTCGCGGTTGTTACAAACTTGATCTTCATGCTGGTAAATACTTGGCCCTTTGTCAAAGGGGTGGAAAAGTCAAGGTTTGGAGAGATGCCAACAAAGACCAGATTCTTGATCGTGATGGGAAACAGCACGTTGGATACTTTGGGATAAATATACACCGGGCAAGTCAAACAAGGATCGTTGACAAAGTTGAACGATACAGCGCCGGGTGTACAGTCATCCAAAAGTTCAGTGATTTTGATATGTTGATCCACCTATGCAAGAAACAGATTCAAACAATTGGAGTTGACACCTTCACATATACATTGATCAAAGGCGATCAAGGAGAGTTTTGAAATGATGCCAGAGCAAGAACTGATCCAAATACTGATGAACGGCGGGGCAAATGTTGCTTTTGCGGCTTTCCTTTGGTATCAAAACAGAGATCAACAAAAGAGAGCTGATGATCGTGAAGCCAAAGCAGACGTGAAAGAAAGAGAATTACGGGATCGATATGACAAAGTGATCATTGATCTTCAATCCCGTGAAGACAAAATGAGAGAAGACGTTGTGAAAGAGATCGGAGATCTTGACAAAAGGATGACCCTTCTTGAACAAAAACTTGAACATATATCCAAAGTTGTTGATGAAATCAAAGCGCGTTTCATGAGAGTTGGATAAAAGTAATTACTGGCCTTTGTTTGAAATGTTGTTAGGTTGTTGGTGTACATTTTACACCTTGAAACCCTTGGAAGCCGGCCAGCACTCCAAGGGTTTCTTTTTTGTTGGTGGTGTTTGTTTACTGTTCAGAAGGTGGCAACACTCCAAACCGTTCAAAGTATGCTTCAACCAAATCCTTCTTCAACTCTTTTGGCATCACTTGAAGGATCTGTTGAAACATGACTTTGGATTGAACACGGCCTTCTTCTTTGATAGCCCGGCGGATCAGTTGTAACCATTGAACCTTCAACTTGCTATTGTTTTCCATGTTACACCCCGGCCGCGTACGTATTCATTTCAACCAAGGCTTCTTCAAAAGTCAACGTTCCAAGGTACTTGGCAAAACCGGCGGCTTTCACGTGGCCAAAGTGGAAGCGACCAGAAGCCCGGCAACGATGGATCAAACCATTCTTTTCTTCATGTTGATAGAAACGGATCTGTTTAGCGCCGTATTTGATGGAATCAAGACACTTAACAACGTGATTTATTCTCATGTCAACATTTAGTTTGGCCATTTCTTTTGAAGTGAATGATTGACACAACAGATCACCTTGAACTGTATAGAATGGAAGACGGCCTTTCAGATTTTGCCGTTGAATCAAATGATTTTTGTATTTCATGGTTACACCTTGGTTTTTTGAATACAGCCAAACAAGATTGATTGACTTGTAAAGAGTATATCATAAAGGAATAAAGATCGATCCCTTTATTCTTTCCATTTTTCCAGTATTACATGGATGACACAAGATTGATTTTGGTGTATTGTATCTTTGAACACAAAACCCATATTGGAGAATTACAAAATGGCAATTCAAATTACAAGCGAACAAATCAAATCGTCCAACATTATCACTTCACTTTTGGCCAATGATGCAGTCACGGCGGCGAAACTTGATCAAACTGGAACGTTTGACTTCACCGGTGGATCGGTATCGGTGGCAGCTCCGACTTCTGACAATCACGCAACTACAAAAACTTATGTTGATTCTTTGGTTTCTGGTCTTCATTGGAAAGACGCCGCACGGGTAGCAACAACAGCAGACTTGGCCGCAACGTACAACAACGGATCAAGTGGTGTTGGTGCAACACTCACAGCAAACGCAAACGGCGCGATCACTATTGACGGTGTTTCATTGATTGCAAACAACCGGGTTCTTGTCAAATCTCAATCAAGTGGAACAGAAGCCGAAAACGGGATCTATGTTGTTACAACAGTTGGTGACGGTGGAAACCCTTTTGTTCTTACACGTTCAGACGATGCCAACACCCCGGCCAAACTCCAAAGCGCCGCGATCTTTGTCCTTGAAGGTTCAAGCAATAGTGATGCTGGTTTTGTTTTGTCTTCTGACAACATCACAGCAATTGGAACTGATGACATTGTTTTTGCTCAATTCTCAGGAACTGGATCGGTAACGGCCGGAGATGGATTATCTAAAGCAGGAAATACCCTATCCGTTGACCTTGCAACAGATCCCGGTTTGGAGTTTTCAAGCGGTGCATTGAAAGCCAAGATCGACGGTTCAACACTTGGTCTTGACTCTTCTGGATTAAAGATCGCTAGTGGTGGAGTTGGTACAACTCAACTTGGATCAGCATCGGTAACTCAAGCCAAGATCGGAACGGCGGCGGTTGGCTCTTCACAGCTTGCTTCAAATGCTGTAACGGCGGCCAAACTTTCAGACGGTGCAGTTTCAACCAGTTCAAAGATTTCAGATGGGATCGTTGTTGGTGTAAAATTGGCGGCTGATTGTATTGATCAAAGCAAGATCGCAGATTCAGCCGTTCAACGTGAACACTTGAACAGTAACGTTGTCCGTCCAAACAGTGGTTTGGCCTTGGATAGCACAGACAACGATCTTGAAGTTCAAGTTGATGATGCAACCGTTGAGATCAATGGAAGCGGTCAAGTAATCGTGAAGGCTTCTGGAATCGGTGCTTCACAACTTGCTTCAAATGCAGTTTCAGCCGTCAAGATTGCTTCAAATGCAATTGTCACAGACAAGATTTCTTCAAGTGCGGTAACGTCAACGAAGATCGCCAACGGAGCTGTTCAAGCCATACATTTGAACGCTGACGTTGTCCGTCCAAACAGTGGTTTGGCCTTGGATAGTACAGATAACGATCTTGAAGTAAAGGTTGATGATTCAACGATTGAGATCAATGGAAGCGGTCAAGTAATCGTGAAGGCTTCTGGAATCGGTGCTTCACAACTTGCTTCAAATGCTGTAACGGCGGCCAAAGTTGCTTCAAATGCAATTGTGGAAGACAAGATCTCTTCAAGTGCAGTCACCGCAACGAAGATCGCAAACGGAGCGATCGACAATGCTGATAAACTTGGATCTTCTGTTGTT